ATAGAAGGCCAGCCGCCAGCAGTGGTTCTGCTCTTATTCATACGATGGGTGGTCTTGAAGTTCTTGACCATCCATGTCATGTGTGCCGTTTCTTCACTGTTCGCCTTTACGTCAGTGTCTTTTGCCACAAGCTCCATGACAACAGAGGTGCTGCCGTAGGTCAAGGTCTTCGTGTCATGGATATTGTACTTCGAGGCATATGTGCCATTCGCACTTGCCGCGATGATTTCAGCCCAGCTATCGGACACAGTGTCGAAGTTGGTAATCGGGTAATCATCGATGGGGAATATACGGCTTGCGTATGTGCTCCACGGCGAAGTACTCTTGTACGTTGAGAGCAAGGAAGCAGGCACATAGATAGCACCATCAAGAGCAAGGAACGGAACAGCAGGCAACGAATTGGAGCTTGCGGTAGCAACACCAGCGGTGCTACGAATGATGAGTGCAGTCATCTTGTTGCAGCTCGCAAACGCATTGGCAGCAATGCTAACCTGACCAGCGCCAGTCAGATCAACAGTATCAAGATTTGAGCATCCAGAGAAGGCATACTGACCGATGGTCGTCGCAGAAGATTTGACACTTGTCAATGTCGTCATGTTGTAGAAGGCATACTGGCCGACAACAGTTGCGGTATCGCTCTCCCACTCGGTGATCGTACGCTTCAGGTACTTCAGCAGAGCAGGACTGGTGTCCTGATACTGAGCATAGCAAGTCGTGTCCCCGGTGATGTTCGTCGGAGCAGGAGACCACCCAGTGAACACCATCGTGTCGGGGTTGGTAGGATGGATAGGCGTAGCACCAGAGTACGTCACGCTGCCTCCATACGGAACGCCAGTTTTACGAGCTGACGTGATCTCAGTGGAGCCGTTGTAGAAATACACGGTGTAGGTCTGGCCGACCAGCGTGTAGGCGGCGTAGACGTTTCTGTTCTCGTTTACGTTCTTCAAGGCATCCGCGTTTGCGGAAGTAGCTCTGGAACTGAGCGCCCAGCCTGCGAACGTGTACGTATACCGAGCATCAGAGGCATGAGACGGCGTACCAGTGTACGTACCATCGCCGCCATCCTGAATGGTTTCAGTGTACAGAACAGTGTCGCCTTCCCAGTTGTAGTAGGTCAGAGTAGTCGTGATGTGGTCATAGGTGACGGTCACGTCAGCATACCTCTCACGCAGGGCAGCGAGCTGGACGCCTGTCAGGGCTGTGACGTGGAGCGTACCAGACACCTGAGCATTGTCAACGTTGCCGCCATTCTCATCGAGGCCACGCATGGTATCGAACTTGTCGAACAGGGCAGCAGCAGCCTCATACGTGCCGACATCCCACGAGAATCCGATCAAGCGAAGTCGAGACGCAGCAGCAAGGTTCATCAAAAGAGCCTTGGAATCAACAGAAGCGCTGACGTTCTCAAGTCGTAAGGTCGTTATGTTTGCACCAGTCGGTATGCTGAAATCGGTGATCGCAGTCTGGTTCCTGATCGTCAGGTTGGTGATACTGTCGGGCAAATGCAATGTCTTCAAAATACCACCATTCGGAATAGTCAAACCAGTTATGTTCGTGCCTTCAAAGTAGACATGCTCGATATTGCTACAACCGGAGATGTCGATAGGCGAAACAAGAGCTGGACAATTGCGTATGTCAATCGTTCGCAGCAAAGTGTTGTTGCCAAGATGCAGTTCCTTCAAGTTGCCGTTGCTGTACGATGAACTGGAATCACCAAGTTTCAACGATTGCAGCTTTGTTGCCATGCTGAAATCAGCAAAGCCAACCTTGAAACCAGACAGATCACCTACACTTGCAAGCTGGCTTGCGCTGTAGATGTAAATCTCAGTGTCGTTCAGTTCATCGACAGGACAAGTCATGGTATACTGCTGATTCCTAGTCGCTCTCGTCTGAACAAGATACGAACCATATTTGACACTGGCATAGACATCGGCATAAGGCGTAATGACAACATTCGACTTAGCATATCCACGAATCTGGATATAATCGGTCAGAGCATCACCAGCATTATACTTTGAGTCGATATACCTAAAGCGGTTGTACAACCACCACCGCCGCTGTTCTGCCTTACTGCCTTGAAGCATCGGCAGGTACGAAGCATTGCCGTTATCGATGAGCGGTTGCAAATACTTGAAGAACGAGTCTTCGTTGAAAATCGCTTCAGGCCACTTACCTTGATGAGCTTCAAACATTTCTTCAATTCGTTCAAACGAGATTGCACCAGAGGAACGGAGTGACTGATACATTGCCTTCAGCTCTTTTGCAAAAGCGTTTCTGAGGTTGATCCACAGGACGCTCTGCTGACCGTTGAAGATGTCAGCACCAGATTCAGTATGATCCGTGTCCTCAAGATTGTACGAGAACACAAGATCACCTTCATTGTTGATGCCTATCGCGGTATCAAAGTCATACGGAAGGAATACTACTTTCTTTCTCATGCAGATTCACCTCCATCAGAGATTACACTACCCATGAACGACGGGAATGCGTTCTTGGCTCGGCTATCGACCATAAGGAACAATTCAGTGAACAGGTAGTAGAACAGCGCCGAGTCAATTTCGATATAGTTCGACATTTCCGCTTTGAACTTGGCAAGACGGTACTCGGCACTATCTGTGGTGAAGGTAACATCCTCAACCGTCTCGTATTCTTCATAAGTGATCGCACCCGTTTCTTCATCAACAATCTGACGGGTATGAGTAACGGTAACTTGGTAGGTCACAGGACTGCTCAATGCGCTGTTTGTCGCCTTTGTGGTATCGGTAGAAACGATCCATTCTGCCAATTCCCTGAGTTGAGTCGGGTCTTCGTATGCCGGGTCAGTATCAGGATAGCGAGCCTCAAAATCATTGAGCCATGCATTACCATCATAGTCCGCAGACTTCCAGATAACGCGGTTGCTCGTATTGTTGCGAATCTCCCAAGACTCATCGTCGCTGACGAATCCGAATACCTCTTCTGTTCCTTTGTCGTTGTTGAAGTTATACTTCCCGATAAACGTCGTAGAGTTGCCATCATTCCAGAAGACGACGATGGGAAATCCGTCAATACCCTGACGAATTCGGCTGTCAGTTCTTTGACTAGGAGTCTTATAGGGACAAGCATCATTGTATAGTCGAGCCAGTTCAACGTTGTTTGCGCCTTCAGAGCTGGCGACGTCAGCCTTGAAGCAGAATGTGTTCGTCGGTACACATCCATCGACAAATTGATACTTACTTACAGTCGAACCATTCGAGAGTACAAAACCACCTTTGAACTTGACCTTGTAGTTCTTCCTCGCGTAATACTGGGCGGTAGTACCTTGCACATCAATCTGCGCGTTAGCAAATGTGAAGCTCTTAGACGGATTCACGGGATCAACATACGATCCTGAGCAAGTCTTCTTGTCGCCTTTGTACTGAGGCAACTCATTACAGGTCAGAGTCAAATAAGGAAGATCAGACGGGAGATTCTCAATTACTATAGAGCCATACTCATCGTAGATCTTGTTATGGTTATAGCGATACAGCATATCCTCGATGGTCTGAGTGTCTGCAATCCAGTTGTCAAGAATCTGAACTCTCGTAAGATCGTTATCGTATACGCGAATGCAGTAGAGGTCAATCGTGCAGTCGTTCGAGCCGATACTGATATTGACCGGGGTCTGCTGGGAGAAGTCGTCATCGTCGGGATACTGAACAGAGCCGGACATAATGCCGTTAATGTAGCAAAGAATCAGCCTCTGTTCGACACGCTTCTGGATGACGAACGAGATACGGACATGCGCGTCTTCCTTGAACTGTGCGGAGATGCCACGCTGCTCAGATGCGATCTTTACGCTCTGTGCAGTCATCGATATACCACGTCCACCAGAGAAACACGACAAGATCGTAGAATCATAGTTCATGACATCGCGGGTCGCAAATTCAATCTCAATGGTCTTTCCAGTGGATCGAAAGTCATTCTCGAAAATCTTATACGGAACAGTGACTCTTGAGTCGCCAGCCACACGGAGGACCGGTGTTCCATCTTCATCACGTTGCCATCCATCTGAAGTCCAGTTGAACCCAGACATCGTACAATGAATATCGTTATACTCCCATGTATCCTTGGTAGCTTCGTTGTTGCTTCTACCGGCGCTTGACAGGTAGAGCGCAAGCGCTTCAGTTTCGGCTTCGACATCAACTTC